CGAGATCGTCGGCGAGTTTAAAGCTGTACAGGTCAGAACTTGCACCAAGGTAATGGAGGACGGCGTAGAGCTATCCTCTGGCTACCATCGTCATGTTATCACTGCTGGTCAGGACTACAGCAATGAATCAGCAGAGGTTCAGGCTATCTGTGCAGCCGTGCATACTGCTGAAGTTATCGCGGCTTATAAAGCATCACAGGAGGTATAACAAATGGAAGACTTAACACCAGAACAAATCGCTCGCCACTACAGCGCCGCTATGGACTCAGTAAACCTAATCAACAATGGTCAGCCTGAAGGCATGTCCGATGAAGACTGGGCAGACACGGTATCTCGTAACGTACAACATTTGGAAATCATGGTTGCCAAGGACTTCTGGACTGACGAAGACCTGACACCTTTTAACGATGCAATCGCGGCATGTGCTGCGTAACAGGAGAAGTAAAATGGAACTAACCATTGCACAACTAGAACGAAACACGGCTGACGGCGGCGTAACTGTAGCCCACTGGCGAGCCACTAAGACTGCTGGAGATCATACGGCCAGCGCATACGGCACTGTATCTTTTCAGCCTGACCCAGATGCTGAAGGCTTTGTGCCTTTTGAAGACCTGACAGTCGAGACAGTCACTGGCTGGGTACAAGAAGCACTGGATGTAGAAGCCATTGAGGCTGGTCTGGATGCGAATCTCGAGCTTCAGGCTAATCCTGTGACGGCTTCTGGGTTACCCTGGTAGTAAAAATTAAGGTCAATATGTGTTAAAGTGCGATTTTTGAGGAGAGAAAAATGATAACCATAGACGATAAAGAGTATGACATTGAAGACATGACAGATCAGCAGAAAATGCTGGTCGGCCAGATTCAACAGTGTCAAAACAAAGGTAATTTGCTGAGAAGCGATTTGGACATGGTCCAGGTTGCCTTGAATGCTTATGTAGCGGCGCTTAAAGAAGACTTATCAAAGCCCGTTGAATAATACTCATGTGCCAGCGGCGAGATGTGAGCAATGTCTGCATTAGAATTTGTAAACACTGTCTGGCCAATGGCTCTTGGATTTATTACCTTGGTAATTGTTCTAGCGAAAATGCACTCTGACATTGAAACCATAAAAGAAAAAATCAGGGTGCTTTTCGACCTTTGGAACAATAAATCATGACAGAAGATCGATTACGGCGTATTGAGGACAAACTTGATCAGTTAGCTGACGCTATGGCGGTTATCGCCAGGATGGATGAAAAACTGATTAGCATCAATACCCGTATGGATCGACATGAAGAGCGATTGAATGGTCATTCAAAAGCTATTGATCAGACTAGAGAGGAACTAATATCTGGTTCTAGCTTAAATTCTCTATTAGAGAAAGCGTTTTGGCTAGGTGCTGGCGTAATAATAACAGCAATTGTCAAATACTCTGGATTATAATATGAGCCAATTTTTAGGGAACATGTCCACGCCAAACTTTCTATTCGATGTTGCCAGGGGAAATCTTGAAGGCGCTTCTGCAGTAAATTTGTTTGGGTTTAACAGAAGCGTGGCACTTGATTACGAAACAATTTGGAATGATGGTGGGAATTTTACCTTCCCATCAACTGGTCTTGCGTTAACTGTAACGACATCAAGCGCACTTGATTATGGCAAGACTCTTATCATTGAAGGGCTTGATACTAATTATAATATAATCTCAGAAGTTGTTACCCTGGCTAATGGCGGCACAACAACCACTGCATTGTTTTTCAGAATTAACCTGATGATCATGCTGACTGGTGAAAATATCGGAAATATAGACGCGGTTAATGCAGCTGTAAAATATGGCTACATTGAGGCTACAACTGGTGTGATGCAGGCATGTATTTATACGGTCCCTCGAAATCACTCATTATATTTGTTTCGGATAGACGTGAACTCTGCGACAACAAACGGCAATCAATATCTGACAATCAGAAATGTGACAAACACATCAGCAGGTCGGAAATTGCGAGTTGCTGAAGCTACTTTTTCAACATCTCAAGTGAGTTATGATCGACAGGTGCCGTTTAAATTAACAGAAAAGACAGACTTTAGCTTTGAGGCCAAAAGCTCAAGCTCGACAAACGAGGTTGCTATCTTTGTGGAAGCAGTCTTGGTCAGGACATCATGATCAAAGATTTAATCGCGCCAATCGCTGGTTTGCTCGACAAATTCGTCGAAGATAAAGATCAAAGAAATGCCTTGGCCCATGATATAGCCACGATGTCAGAAAAGCTGATAGCGCAGCAGAACCTCGCGCAAATGGAGGTAAACAAGGCTGAGGCATCAAGTTCAAGCCTATTTGTGTCTGGCTGGCGACCGGCTGTTGGATGGTGCTGCGTGTTTGCAATGGCAGGCAATTTCATCGTCACTCCATTTGCTAATTTTGCGCTTGGACTGGCTGGGATGAGCATTACTATCCCACTGGTGCCGCTGGACACTATGATGCCTGTGCTGCTTGGGATGCTTGGCTTGGGTGGTTTGCGAACTTACGAAAAATCTATTGGAGTTCATCGCAAATGAGCTATTTCAGCGAGAAGGAGTTAAGCTGCCAGCATTGTGGCGCATACAAGTTTGATCCTGACTTCTTGCTCAGATTAAATCTTATCAGGCAAGAGTGCGGATTCGCATTTCCAGTGACTTCTGCATACAGATGCCCTGATCACCCCATAGAAGCTGCCAAGAAGGCTCCTGGTGCCCATTCCAGCGGCAAGGCCATAGACATAGGCGTCACTGGCGATAAAGCCATCACGCTGCTCTCAGTGGCTCTGAGGCACGGTATCAAGAGGATAGGTGTCAATCAGAAAGGATCAGCCAGGTTTATCCATCTAGATGTAGACGATAGCCTGCCATCACCGGCCATTTGGTCTTATTGAACAAAAGTGTTGTTTAGTTGCTCCAATCTGATACAATATTATCAGACATCAGGAGAACAACTATGGACGAGCTGGCAAAAGAAATCTGGGACACCCTGTCTCAGATCGACGTATCAAAACACGTTGAAAAGAAAAACGGATTAAACTACCTGTCTTGGGCATGGGCTTGGGGCATACTCATGTCAAGATACCCAAACACCAATTATGCATTCACAAAAGATATGCTGGATGACGGTACTGTTGAGATAACATCAACAGTCACAATTGTGAAAGGCGAGCATCAAATTCGTCGATCAATGTGGTTGCCGGTTATGAACTACAAAAACCAAGCCATAAAGCATCCAGATGCTTACGCAATCAACACTTGCAAGATGAGGGCGCTTGTGAAGTGTTTGGCAATGTTTGGGTTGGGATTTACAGTATATGCTGGCGACGATTTAGATGTTCATGTTGAATCCGACGACAATTATATTAGCGGTCCAGATGCTGAAGTCATTAGAATGATGATTATCAATAGCAAAAGCGACATGGAAAAGTTCTGTAAGGCATTTGGCGTAGATACTGTTGAGCAGCTAAAGACATCTCAGCATGACAAAGCTCTAACAATGCTGAAGAGAAAACTAAATGCTAGTGCTTGAATGCGAGCAGGGAAGTGAAGAGTGGCATAAAGCCAGGGCTGGCGTCCCCTCAGCCAGCAACTTTTCCAAGCTAATTACTGCGGCAGGGAAGCCGTCCACATCAGCAGAAGCGTACATTAATAGCTTAATAGCATATCTAATAACCGGAACTGTTGAAGAAAGTTATAAAAACGAGCATATGGCTCGCGGTAACTTGTTAGAGCCGCAAGCCAGGGCTATGTATGAATTAACAACTGATAATGTAGTTACAGAAGTTGGGTTTTGCCTTCATGACACCATCATGGCTGGGTGTTCGCCAGATGGTCTTGTGGGAGATAATGGCGGTCTTGAGATTAAATGCCCATCAGCCTCTACTCATGTTGGGTATTTGAGATCTCAGAAACTACCAGTAATATACAAGCAACAAGTCATGGGATGCTTATGGATAACTGGGCGGGAATGGTGGGACTTTATGTCGTTCCATCCCGAAATGGAAGATTTGATTGTGCGCGTCTATCGAGATGATGAGTACATCAATGTACTGGCTGATGTCGTTAATTCTGCGGCTGATGTCATATTAACTGAAAGCAAAAAACTGAGGAGAAAATAATGGAGTTTGATAACAATAATCGCGGAGCCATTTGGAAGAATGCTGATCGTAAAAGCGAGAAGCATCCACAGTGGCGTGGTAGCGCAATGATTGATGGTGTGGAATACTGGATCTCAGCCTGGAAAGGCAAAGACGACAAGGATACATCTCCTGTTGTAACATTTGCATTCCAGCCAAAAGAGCAAAAGCCATCTGGTGAGAAGTTTTTGGACGACATTCCATTCTAGGAGTTGTTATGAACATTGGGCGATCAATTAGAATCGCACAAGAAATCAGGGGCGTTAGCAATGTAGCTATCGCCTCTAATTTCAAAGTGCATTGTCAGCAAGTCTCGCGCTGGAGAAACTCAAAAGATATGAAGATATCGCTTGTTTCTTCACTTTCTAAATATTTTAATATGAGTCTGGATGAGTTTTTGGGTTTGTCCAATGATTGAAATAAGATTGCCGCTGGTAGAGCCAATACCAACCATTAAGCAAAAACAGGAATTGTCTAATGAGATAGACAATTTGGTAAAACAATTTTTGGATAAAGGCGGCAAGATTCAGGTTATAGAGCAAGGAAAGTCAGCTATCAAAGATGAAGATATCAGGCTTACAAAGACAATTGCTAGATCTGTAAATGCAGCAAAATTGAAAAAAGGCATAATATAATGCAAGGCGTCTTCTATCTAGTTCGGCATCGAAATGAAATCGACATTGCAATAAAGTCGTTTAGAAAAGTCATGGAAGACTGGGATTACAGCAAGCCACTAGCATGGAAGCCAGAAGTCTATTCGCCGTCAAGAAGCCTTTCTCAAAACGCTTTAATGCACATCTGGTTCAGCGAGATGGCAAATCACTTTTCTCCTAAAATTGATGTCGATGAAGAGGGTATCAAATACCTCATGAAAAACATGTTTTTGGGCACTGAAGACATCAAGGTTGGAAACACCACAATCCCAAATCAAGTCAGGTCAACATCCAAGCTAGATAAAGGCGAGATGATGGAGTTTTTGAACAATATTTACGCATGGGCAATAGATCACGGTGTGAAATTGTCAAATCCACAGAATTCTGAATGGATGAAAAATAAAAATGGACCATAATCTGAAAAAGTATGCGACAGATATACAATGGGATGAGTATTGTTTGTATTGTGAGCATAAATCATATACTCAAGTCGCCAAAATACTGAACAAAGACCGCGCCAATATCCGCAGAAGCATTAATTCGTTAATATCTAAAGCCGCAAAACAAGGCTATTCACCAGATCACGATATGACCCACGCTGTCCCTGATGGATACATAGCAAAAGGCATATCAACCTACTACAACGCAGATGGAATGGTCACAGGTCAATGGGTCAAGTCGGCCAGTGATAAAGAACGCAACATTCAGATTTTGATAGATAGACTTGAGCAGGGCAGCCTAAATTACAAACCATTCAAGCCAACGCCATACAAAGAGACCACAGATGAAAACATGCTCTCTTTGCTCACCATTACTGACTTTCATTTGGGTATGTATTCCTGGTCAGATGAGACCGGCGATGATTGGGATGTAGCAATCGCGAGAGATGTGTTTCTAAACTCGATCAACGACATGATATCTGCATGTCCAAAATCAGAGGTTGGGGTTCTGAACCAGCTTGGAGACTTCTTACACTTCGATTCCCTGTCAGCGATTACACCAGCCAGTGGCCATCTACTCGATGCTGACACTAGATATGGCAAGCTAGTGGATATGTCTATGGAGGTCATGACAGAGGCCATTAAGATCATGCTGAAACGATTTAAGAAGGTTATAGTCGTCCAGGCAGAAGGCAACCACGATATGGCGGGATCTGTATGGCTCAGAAAGCATATTAAGCATATGTTCTCAGAAGATCCAAGGGTTGAAGTCATGGACATCGAGTTCCCATACTATGCCATGTTGTGGGGTGAAATCATGCTGGCATTTCACCACGGTCATAAAATGAGAATGGGCCAGTTGCAAAAGCTGTTTTCATCTGAGCCGCGTTATAGAGCGATCTGGGGCGCTGCAAAGCATAGCTATATCCATACAGGGCATATGCACCATGAGCGCGTTGTAGAGGACGCTGGCGCCATTATAGAGCAGCATCCAACATTATCTGGCAGAGATGCCTATGCTGCCAGGGGCGGCTGGGTTTCTCAGCGTGGTGCAAAAGTCATCACCTACCACAAAACAGAAGGTGAGACACATCGATTCACAGTTAGACCAAGGATAGAGACATGAGCGCATTAAAAGAACAAGTTGGTGGCAACCATTACAAATCTTTCAAAATACAGCCAATAGAATTCATAACAATCAATGACTTAGGCTATATTGTTGGAAACGTTATTAAGTATGTTTGTAGGTATAAGCTAAAAAATGGTGTTGAAGATCTAAGAAAGGCTAGACATTACATAGATTTATTGATTGAATCAGAAGTCAACATTGACTCTGAATCAAGAAACAGGTGAGACATGCAAGACACAAACAACATGCTGGAACAATATCTAGAAGACGTTAGAGACAGCATGATTTCAGATGAGCTTGACAGGCGCATTGGCTGG